CGCAAACTCCCACTCCGCCCGCCCCCATGCCGATCAGTGACCGCGTCGTTGAGATGGCGCGGCGCATCCCGAGCCACCCAGCGTTGCGTTGGGCCCCACCCACCGGCGAGGGTTCCGACCTGCGTCACCGCCGCGACTCGGAGACGTTCGGGACACTCTGCGGCATTACTGGACCGCTCACCGTCGTCATGCCCGGCCCGGACCTGTGCCCGGCGTGCCACCCGGCGATCTGAACCGGCGACACAACGCGATCTCTCGGGCGACTCTGGCGGCGCCATGACCGTCAGCGAGCTCGCGCGCACAGCCGCCCAGATCCCCCGCGAGGGGCGCCCTGGGCGATCCCGAGTTGCCCGGTCCATCGCGCTCGACCTGCTGGCCGTGCCGATCCTCGCCCGCAGGCGGTTCATGGCGACCCTCACCGACGAGCGGGACCGGCATCACGTCATCGCCGAGGTTGAGAAGGAAACCGGCTCACTGTACGGGCTGTGGCACGACGCGCCGGCCGCGTTCGTGGAGGACGTGCTCGGCGAGTCCATCTGGTCGAAGCAGCGGGAAATCCTCGAAGCGATCCCCGTGCAGAAACGCACCGCCGTCCCCGCCGGGTTCGGTGTCGGTAAGACGTGGATCGGCGGTCGTGCGACGGCGTGGTTCGTGTGCGTCCACCCTGTCGGCACAGCGTTGGTGGTCACCACGGCGACCCGGTTCCGGCAGGTGCGTAACCAACTGTGGCCGCACATCAGAAGGAGCCAGGCGCGGGCGGTGCTGCCCGGCAACTGTTTGCAGACGGAATGGTGGATGCCCGACCAGTACGGCGTCGACACGCAGGTTGCGTACGGGTTCACCGTTCCGGAGCACGACGAGGCTGCCATGCAGGGTATCCACGCGGCCAAGCTCCTGCTCATCGTCGACGAGGCCGGCGGTATCGCCCGCACCATCGGCGCCGGCACCAACAACCTGCTCACTGGTGACGCGCGGATGCTGGCGATCGGGAACCCGCCCACCGACGACCCGAACTCGTGGTTCGAGTCGCTATCCGACGAGGGTCACGACGCCGAGGAACCCGGCACCGTCACCATCTCAATCGCGGCGATCGACTCCCCCGCCATCACCGGCGAAATCACCCCGTGGTGCAAGGACTGCCCATCGGGTGTGCCGAAGCACCGCATCGGCGACCCTGTTGCCGGGCACCTGCCCAACCAAGAGTGGGTTGATCGCACCATCCGCGAGTACGGGGAGGACCACCCGTACGTTCAGGCGAAGGTGTACGCCAAGTTCCCGAGAGGCGCGGCGAACCGGATCATCCCAACGTCGTGGGTCGAATCCTCCCTCGAAATCGAGGAACCCGAAGGCCCCGACTATGTGCGGCTGTGCGACCTCGGGTTGGAGACCGAGGCCGACGAGTACATGGTCAAACGCGGCGCGTGGGTGCGGCTCGGGGTTGACGTGGCCGCCGATGGTGGTGACGAGTTCACCATCTACCGGTCGATCGGGAACATGGTGCACAAGCGGTTCGCCCGCGCCGGCGCCGACAACGCTAACGCCGTCGACGTGGCCGAGGTCATCCTTCAGGAGATCCTGGCCGCCCAGGCGCTCGCGGCCGCGCTGGGCACGAAACAGCGTATCCGCGTGAAGATCGACGGTATCGGCGTCGGGTGGGGTGTGGCGAGCAGCCTGCAACGGTGGGCGGAGACGAAGCGGCACCAGGCCGACATTGTCGTCGTGTTGGTGTCCGAGAGCCCCGAGTCGGTGGACGAGTCCGCGTTGATGATCCCCCGCCGGAAGCGGGACGAAATGTGGATCGCCATGCGCCAGTTGTTGCAGCCTGACCCGTCGTCCGGTTTCCAGCACCTACGTTTGCGCGTCGATCGCAAGTGCGCCGCCCAGCTGTCCGGGCCGAAGTCGTCCAGCCCGACCGGGCTGACGGTTGTGGAGTCGAAGGCCAGCATGAAGGCCCGCGGCGTTCCCTCCCCCGACCGGGCCGAGGCGGCGATGCTCGCCGTGTACGAGCCGTTCCCGCTCACCCGACGCCGCGGACTGATCGTGTGACAGGAGTGACCTGCGCTCACCCCTGGTGGGGGTGGTAGCAGAAGACGCAAACACACCGAACCTCTTAGCGTCGCGGCCACGTTCATACCCACGACAGCCCGAACAGCTGTTCGTGGGGGCACGACCCGTTCAGAGCGTCGAAAGGCAGGGCCGTGACCCAAGCCCTCACCGAGGAAACCGCAACGCCGGCCAAAGAACCCAAGCAAGACCTGTCGCACGACTGGATCGTCGCGGCCGAAATCCACATAGACCCGCGCACCGCCAAACGGGCGTTCCTGCGGCATTCGTACATCATCCCGAAGGGCAAGCGCATCCACGCGCTCGAGGTGTACTGCAAGAACTGCCGCCGCCCCTACGACGACGTTGCCGACAAGGTGTGCTCGGCGAAGGTCAACAACGAGCATCTCATCGGTGGGGACCAGTCGGTGAGGGCGAAACGGAAGATTCCCACCCCTCCGCCTGGCGCCCGCCCAGCCGCGGCGCCGGCGATCGACCGGCGCGGTTCTGACCGGCCATACCGGCTCTAGAAACTAGACAGCCCAGTTTTAGAGGCTAGGCCGCGACGTAAGCCGACACCGGTCGGCACGGTGCCACGCATGGTGGACCCCAACAGCGCGCCGCAACCGAAGCGGGACATCACCGTCGACGTGATCGCGCTCCTACTCATGCTGGCTGGGCTTGTCGGGCTGGTCGTCGTCGCATTCAACGCTCACCCGCTCGCGGGGTGGGGGCTGGTTTCTGTTGCGGCGTTGGCCTGTGGCTACGTCCTGTCCCGGCGTGACCTCTGAGGGGGCCGTCTGTGGCACGCGAGTTCCTTCCCGCGCTGCGGTCCCGCCTCGGGCTCACCGCGAAGCAGGTGGAGACCGAAACCAAAACCTACGTCGTACGTGACGCGTTCGGGTCAGTCCCCTACGGGATGACGCTCGGGATGCAGGACCGGGCGGCGGACTGGCCGTTAGAGAAGGTGGTCCGCGAAGCGTACGAGCGGTCGGTGTGGACGTTCCGGTGCGTTGAGGCGATCTCATCGCACCAGTCGCGGCTGCCGATGTTCGTGCGGCAAGGCGAGCAGACCGTTGACGACTACCCGCTGTACCGGTTGTGGAACAAGCGGTCCAACCCTCACGAGCGGGCCCGCGAGTTCCGTGAGCGGCTGTCCGCGAATGTGCTGCTCTCGAAGCGGGGCGCGTTCGTCGAGGTCACCCGCTCGCGAGCCAACCGGGTCGCACGCTACGACCTGCTGCCGCCGGAGCGGATGCGGCCAATCCCCGACATGCGCGGCAACTACGTCGAGAAGTGGGAGTTCACCGAACGCAACGGCCGGATCCGGGAAATCGGCGTCGAGGACGTGCGCTGGGTGCGTAAACCGCACCCCACGGACCCGTTCTCCGGCGTCACACCGCTAGAAGCCGCGGGCATCTCGGTCGACCTGGACCTGATGGCCCGCATCTACAACGTGTCGTTCATGCAGAACGACGGCCGCCCCGGCGGTGTGCTGGCCGTCGACTCCGAAGGCTTGTCCGAGCAGGAGATGGACCGCATCGAGCGGCGTTTCCAGCCGGGCGTGGAGCACGCCGGCCGCATGTCGGTCATCGGGGTCGGCAAGGACGGCGCCATCTACATCGACACCTCGACCAGGCCGCGGGACATGGCGTACGGGGAAACGTCGTCGAACGCGAAGGATGAGATTCTCGCCGCGTTCGGTGTGCCCGAGTCGGTGTTGGGTAACGCGTCGGGTCGCACGTTCAACAACGCGGAGCAGGAGGAGTACAACTTCTGGGAGCACACGATGCTCCCCCACCTCGAAATGGTCGCCTCCGCGTTCGATGAGGACTCCGAAGACAACCTTGAGACGTTCATCGACACCTCCGGCGTGGAGGCGTTGGAGTTCCCGCGGCGTAAGCGGCGGGAGGAAGCCCGGTCGGAGTTTGAGGCCGGGCTCATCTCCATTGACGAGTACCGCGACGCGTCGGATCGTGAAGCGTACGACAACGCCCACTCCCGCGCGCTGTGGATCTCGTCGAACAAGGTGCCCGTACCGGCCCGCCCGG